CGGAAGAACTTGCTAAGAAATGGGGAGAACTTAAGGTTCTGCGTGTTTACTTTACAGCCAAAGCAAAAGAAGAACTCGCAAGCCGAGTAAAAGCAGTCTTTGAAGACAAGATCATTAGCATACCGCCCGATAAGGATCTGATTGAAGATCTGCATTCTGTGAAAAGGACCTTAACTCCTGCAGGGAACATACGCTACGAGGGAGAAACTCAAGACAGCCACGCAGACCGCTTCTGGAGTTTGGCATTAGCCCTGTATGCTTCAAGTCAAGAAGAGACAAAAGAGTTTTTGCCTGTGTTTTTTGCAAACCAGAAAAGGGAGTTGAGCTATGGACTTAACACGCTTCTTTAAACGGCTTTTCGGGTCTGAAAAAGCAAACTTAGCCGACCTTCCAAAGACAAGGGTCTCAATCCAGTCCGAGAAGGTTTTAACTCCCAAGACCTTAGATGTGCGGTATAAATTCATCAATCCAAAATATCCACGGGAATGGCTAAACGTTATAGCCAAGGCTGTTATCGCAAACCCTATCCTTTCTCAGGTCCACTCCTTAACAATCAACTTAGCAAACACCGGGCACACTGTTCAGGTTGAGGGCAAAGATGCAGAGAAGGCAAGAGAGGAACTCAAAGAACTTGCTTTCCTTTTGAACGCAGACCACCTCATCAATCAGCTAATCGCCCAAATAAACATCTCTGGAGCTATATCGGCTGAAGTTGTGGTTGATGAAAAATTGCAGGGAGTGAAAAAGGTTGTGTTTGTCCCGGCCTCCACTGTGTATTTTGTCTATAACGAAGAGGCAGACGAATACGAACCCTACCAATGGGTCGGCAATGAAGAACCTATAAAACTTAACACGGCGACTTACAAATACTTACCTTTGCTAACCCTTGAAGACTCACCCTACGCAATCCCTCCGTTTCTTGCCTCCCTTTCCATTGTAGAAGTTGTAGAAAACATGATCACAGAGTTAAAAGGGCTGGCACAGAAGATAGGTTTGATTGGCTTCTTGGACGTGAAGTTCCCACCACTTGCCAAAGCACCCAATGAAACAGAAACGGAATACCAGGAGAGGGCACTCAGATGGCTTGAGAACATCGCACAACAAGTGAGCGAGAATATGGCTAAAGGCATATTTCTTCACTTTGACGGGACGGAGGCGGAGTTTAAAGAAATATCACCCAATGCGGGAGGAATAAGGGAGATCATAGACCTTGCGGAGAAGTGGTTGATTGAGGGAGCAAAGAGCCAACCCGCAGTTCTTGGATTTTCAGATGGCTACACTGAAACTTGGGCAACTGTTGCTTTACATGTTTTTAGTGCACAGCTTGAAAACATTCAAAGACTTGTCAGACGATTCTTGGAATTCACTTACCGCCTGCATCTCATGCTAAGAGGTTTTGACATAGATGATGTGAACATCATCTTCAACCCGCTCCCGGACTTTGAACCGCAGAAGAAAGCAGAAGCAAGACTGAAAGAAACTCAAAGAATAATCCAACTCTTGCAGGCTGGCATTATTGATGTTGAAACAGCCAAAAAAGAGCTGGGCTACAGCCCTGAGGACTAAGTATGGCTGAGTATGACTGGGATGCAGAGGGGAACGAGTTCATAGATGAACTACTGAAGAAGATCCTTCCTGACTTTATAAAGAAAGTAGAGTCCGTTCTCACAGAAGCCTTCCGCTTTGCACCCTACTTCATAAGCTTTAACGACTTTACACGGTTCATTACGCAAGAATTAGACCAGAAAGTGCGTCTATCACCAGAGCACAAAGAAATGCTTTACTCTGAGTTCAGAAGGATATACGAAAAAACACAAAAAGAGGCCGTCGGAGATACTCCGCTTCGGATAGACTTCAACATGGCCGATGAACGATCTATCAACTACGCCCTTTCCCTAACCGATTTCTATCTTGGCAAGTTCTTTCAGGGAGACCAAAAGCTCCGCTTAGATGTGATCAAGTGGCTTTCTAAGTATTACTTAGAACAAGGAAACCCTATCGGCAAAGGGCAAGAGGGCATCAAACACTTTCTAAACGAATTTGGAAGTTATCTCAAACAAAGAACGGAAGGTAAAGCAAGGCAGATCATAGATACATCAGTTAATCACCTCCGGAACTCCGCAAGGCTGAGGGCTATAGCGAAGGCAAGGATCACAAAATACCGCTGGGATGCGGTGGGAGACAGGCTAACTTGCCCTTACTGTAGGACAATGGACGGAAGAATTTTTGACACGGGAGAAGCAATCAGAACCTTAGAGCTTATAGAATCCGACCCTGCGTCTTTACCTGAAGTGAAGCCTTTTCTGACAAGCTTTCCTTTAGATAAGCTAAAAACCTTGCCAAGCCCACAGATGCCCTCAAAGATGCCACCAGCCCACCCGCACTGCAGATGCAGAATAGTCTCGTATATTGAAGAAATTGAAGAACCATACCCGGTCGTCGTAGAGCCGGCTGTCCCACCCAGATCTATTGAGGAAACTGCAATTTTGCAGGAACTGACAACCGAACTAAAGGCTTTACGACCTGAAGAACTGACCGCCCGCATAAAGGCACACTTAGGAAGCGATTGGAGGCGTAATCCCGACGGCACTTTTGACGCTAAAGCCAGCAGGCTTAAAGCCGAGTTTGAAAAACACGCAAAAGATTTAGGCGTCAACTCCCTCAAAGAATACGAACAACTAAGCTATGAAGTGATAAAAAAGCCCGAGCACGTCTTCATCCAGAGAGTCCTCAACCCTCAGACCCAAAAATACGAAACGAACTACATCTTTGTCAAAAACGGTGTTTATGTGGTTTCAAACGACGAAAGCCTTGCTATCCAGACTGCTGGACGCTTAAAAGAAGACATAGAAAGCTGGCTGTCTGGGTTTTCCAAAGATTCTCCGTCCGCAACTGTCAAGCTTTTGGGAGCAAGACAAGCCCAACCACGCAAGCCTGAAGCCTTCATTGATAAATACGAGTTCCGTAGCATTCAGGATGTAGAGAAATTCCTGCAAGATTTCTCGGAGAAACACCAAGACCTTTTACGCTACAAAATTAGAAACGTGAGGGTTAAGGAAAATACTGATTATGTGATGGCATGTATAAGCTATGACGGCAAAAATGCGACTGTTTTTGTTGATAAAACATATGAAGGGCAACTGCTATCCGCCTTGCAAAGCCTCAAAAATAAAGCCCATCTGGCTAAAGAGGATGAGAGCATACTCCTTGACCTTTGGCATGAACTGATCCATCTACGAACCAAAGACATTTTTAGATTTTATGGTCGGTTGCACGAACATGAACGACTCACGTTAGAGACAGTGACCGATTTTATTGCTCGGCACACCTATGGTCAGTTTCTTAAAATGCTAAGACCTACGGCGAAGCCTAACTACCAGAAGGAATTAATGAAAGAATCTCCAGGCTATAACCGTTATGTCCAAAGGCTTAGGTATGTCCTCCGGACATTCAAGATTAACGAAAAAGAAGCGGTGAAAGAACTTGAAGACATCTTATTTGAAGATTGCCAGAATCTGTGGAGAAGGCTTAAAGATTGGTTGAGCACAAAGACTAACCTTCCAGAAATTGCAAGTGGTAATATAATATGGGATATGGTTAGCGAGAGGGTGAGCGATGAAGAATTCCAAAAGGAGGTTAAGGAATATGCCAAAAGAGGACGAAAAAAATAAAACCCTCCCAGCGGACATAGAGACGATTTACGACCATGGGCTAACGGAAGAAGAAAGACTGCAATGGTTCAAGCACGAGTATTTTTATCCTAAAACTAAAGAAGAGTATCTTCAAAGGCTTAAACGATATAAAAATCCCCGGACCATACTCAACAGTATTTGGCATGATCTGTTCACACTATACTTTAACCGAGGGGACTGGGCTAAGGCTAAAGAGTATTTAACAAGGATAGACGATAAAAAACTGCGATGGCTGATTGTGTTCATGATCACAGGCGCAGATGTCCTAACAGACCCGGAGTGGACATTTAAAGCTCGTGACTATTTCAGGGATGTTTGCGAGGTCTGGAGGATCTTTTAAACTCCTCTTTTAGCCTGCCTTTTTTTTGTGCAATCTTTGCTTGAAATCTTCATTCCTATCTGCCATCCTTTTAACTATGACTGTTATTGAACGGGACGCTGTAAAAAGCGTCTTGCAAAATATCCGTGTGATTTTAACAACGCCCAAAGGTTCCGATGTGCACCGCCCCGAATTTGGCTCAGAACTCTACAGATTTATAGACCAACCACTTACAGCCCTAACAGTAGGCAAGATCAAAGTCTACATAGCAGATGAAATAGAAAGATGGGAACCAAGGGTAAAGGTCAAAGAAATCAAACTTGATAGACGCCTTGACAGGACAAAGATAGAACTTCTCTTAGCTATTGAAGGTATAGAAAACTTAGTGGGGCAAAGCATATGGATATAAAGTTTGTAGAAACAGACGCAACTTATTGGGAAAACTTACTGATTGACGCTTACGAAAAAATTACACAGCGACCACTCTACCCAGCAGACCCTGAACGGCTACTGATCAACCTTCAAACCTATGCCAACACCCTTTTAGCCATAGCCATAAACGAGACTGCAAAACAGAATTTGCTTGCATACGCAAAAGGACAGTATCTTGACGCCCTTGCCGAGTTCTACGGAGTTCAAAGACTTCCCGCCCGGAAAGCACAAACTATCTTGCGTTTTTCCTTAGCCGAACCATTGAACTTTGATGTAGTCATCCCCGCAGGGACAAGGGTATCCACAGGAGGAGACCTCTATTTTGCAACTTTGCAGGAAGCAAAGATCCAAGCTGGAAGCTTATATGTTGATGTCCCAGCTGAGTGTAATGAAGCAGGAACAATAGGGAACGGTTTTTCTCCCGGACAGATAAAAGACCTCATGGACCCATTACCTTACATCGCCTCTGTTTCAAACATCACCATGAGTATGTATGGCGCAGACGAAGAAGATGACGAACGCTTTCGTGAGAGAATAAGACTATCCATTGAACGCTTCACCAACGCCGGTTCAAGACAAGCCTACATCTATCACACGCTATCAGCCCACCAAGACATAGAAGATGTAGAAGTCTACAGTCCAGCCCCGGGTCAGGTAAAAGTCATCTTCACCGTGAAAGGTGGCAACATTCCAGACGCAAGCATGCTTGCCTTTGTCAGGGATTATCTGTCTTCAGAGCGTGTGCGTCCCTTGACCGATCAGGTCTTAGTCTCTGCACCCGAAGTGGTTTACTACGACATTGATCTGACCTTTTATGTAAATAAGAAGGATGCTTCAAAGCTTTCCTTCATCCAATCCGCAGTAGAGAAAGCAGTCAATGACTTTATAGCTTGGACAAAATCCAAAATCGGAAGGGACATCCTACCTGAAGAACTAATACGGCTTGTCAAACAAGCAGGAGCTTACAGGGTAGATTTAGCCTTACCCACAAAGCACGAACTCACTATTGAACAAATAGCACACGCCCGAAACGTAAGCATTCGCTACGGAGGTTTGGTGGATGATTAAAGAACTTACTCCTCCAAGCATAAGAGAACTTCAGCACTTAGTAGACACCTTTGACACAGGCTTTGAAGAGCTGAAAAAGCACATCATCAAGGTTCTTATTTACCCACGCATTGATGAGATAGAAGATGAGAAACTCCTTGATCTCCTTGCTTGGCAATTTCACATTGAAGGCTACGAACAAGCACAGACAATTCAAGACAAGCGCAATCTAATCAAGAACACAATTGAACTCCACCGCTACAAGGGAACACCCTACGCAATAAAGAAAGTCTTCGAATCCCTGGGTTTAGATGCAAGCTTGCAAGAGTGGTTTGACTACGACGGCAACCCCTACAAGTTCAAAGTGCTCGTTAAAAACATCATACAAGACGAAGACACATACATTAGATTCACCAAGCTAATCAACGAATACAAAAATGTTCGCAGTTGGCTTGACGCAATCGGCTTCCATCGTGAACACAGTCAAACCCTTTATTATGCCTCTGCTCAGAAGGATGGAAAGCACTATCAAATCGGCTTGCATATAGACCCATCGGTTGAGCCTTATACCATCCATACCGGCTTTGCCCAGAGAGTCGTAACATCTTATGAGATAGGCATATACGAGCCTCAAGTATCAGTTGAACAAGCAGGGATTTATGCGGGCAGTGTCCAGAGAATCGCAAGCTACATGGCTATATATCCAGCTTAGGAGGTAAGAAATGGCGGACTTTAGAGGCACAATATTAACGCGAAGAGGGAGAAACCTTTTAGCCAAAGCCCAAACCGGGACTACACTAACTTTCACAAAAATAGCAATCGGTGATGGGCTCTGGCTTTCAAACACAGACCCAACACAACTGAACGACCTCGTTTCTCCAAAGCTAAATCTACCGATACAGGAAATTAGAGTCGTCGGTGATGGGACGGTCCGGTTGAGGTTTGTGTTAACTAACACCGCTCTTTCTCAAGGTTTCTTCATGCGGGAAATCGGTATTTATGCCCAAGATCCAGACCTTGGAGAAATTCTTTATGCAGTGGCATATGCGGGAGATAGGGCGGACTTTATTCCCGCCGATGGCATCACTAAAGTTGAGAATGTTGTTGACATCTACACAGTCATTGCAAACGCACAAAACGTCACCGCAGTGATTTCCGATACGGTTGTCCTTGCGACGAAACAGGACATTGACACGGTAAAACCTGAAGCCAGCTCTACTGCTCCAAGCTTCACATACCCGGGGAAGCTATGGGTAGATGGAGATGAATTCCTGAAATACTTCAACGGCTCCAACTGGCAGGGTCTAAAAGTATCCTTTGCCGATACCGTAGACGGTTTTCATGCAAGTCTTACACCAGCACCATTTACACTTGTGCCTCTTAATGCAAATGGGGTTTTGGATTTGAGTAGCACTTACATAAGGAGTAATGTTTATACATTTAAAAGAATAAACGGAAATGAACTAACTTCTGATTATCCGCTTGCGGTAGGAGAAGAGGCGATTTATACATTTTCTACCTCATCACCACCTATCAATGTTCCTTTGCGTATTGCGACAGTTCCGTATGGAGTTTATCAGATACTGATTTTTGACTATATGATAACTGCACCGAGTTCGGATTTAGGGCATTATGTTTTATTTGTAAATAATACAAGTTATACCGACGCATTTAAGACTGTTTTAGCAATCTTTGGTGAAAATTCTACAGGTCTTTTTTTTCTTACATATACGAAAAGTAATTTATATTTTGATAGATTTGCAGGAGGTGTCTGTTCAGTTATCCTAAATGTATACAACAGAGTAGCAATGTTTGATTTTTCAGAAAACGTAGGAGTTGGTGGAAGCTGGGCTACTGGTAGAAAATTCGGAACCTCAAGATGGTTAGACAAATCTACTCCATGGACTTCATTAGGAACTATGTTGTGTAATTCAACTGGTGGGCTTATTTTAGTCAGGAGGTTAGCATGATGAAAATCTACGCTTTCATCCACCCAGACCTCAAAACCCTTTGCTGTGCTGTTTTGCGAGAAGCAGTGCCTCCAAATGTTGAATATGTAGAACTTGAAGTAGAAAACCCTGGTGATGTAGTTTATGACGGAACACAAATTAGAGTAAAGACAGAAGCAGAAAAACTTGCAGAAGAAAAGCAGAAGAAACTCATAGAACTCAAAAACTATGTTGCAAACCTGTTCGCACAGACTGATTACGTCATAATCAGAATAGCAGAAGCGGAAGCTATTGGAAACAATGAAGCGGTAGAACAGCTAAAGCGGAAATACGCAAAACAACTACAAGAAAGACAAGCGATACGAGACTGGAACGAACAGATGAAGCAGGCAATACGAAACGCAAAGACATTAGAGGAACTGAGGAGGATAGAAATTAGATATGGTTAAGGTTTTGTTTTTTGTAAGCGTAATAGTAAGTTCAATGTTGTTTGGTGCTTGGTTTTATGAACGCAAAACACACTTCCAGACTGTGAAAACACTTGCAACGTGTAAAGCAGAACTTCAAGCCACACAAGAGAACCTCATCAAATACACAAGCCTCTATTCCGAGCTAAAAAGTAAATGTGAGTTGAACAAGAAACAGATAGAGCAGAGATATACCGCCCTCTTGAAAAAAGCCACCGAGCCCATCCCACAAGTGAGCATTCCCCCACACACAGACGAGTGCGAGGCTATCCGGAGGATGATAGATGAAGCGAGTAGGCATTTTAACCCTTAGCTTGTTCCTGTTCTCCTGTGCTACAAAACCACAAGTGCAAGTGATAGAGAAAGAAGTTTTTGTGAAATGCCCTATCCCTGACATCCCAAAAACAGAACGCCCCACAATCAAACCAGACCAGCCACCTACTGAAAAATTGCAGTCTTTACTCAATTACCTATTTAGACTTGAGAGAGAAAACCAGCTTCTCTGGGAGGTGATTGACACATGCAGACAGTAGAACTACTTAAAAGAATACTCAAACACTACGGCGTTGATTTAGCCCTTGCAATTGTGTTTTTACTTGTGGCTTTTGCCTATGTTTATGACCAGCCTACGCTTTTGAGTGCGGTAGGAAGAAAGGTAGCCCTTGCCTCGGCGGGATTGGTCTATTACTACATCACAAGAGTTCTAAAAGTCGGGTTCATTGAATGGAGAGACCCTTATGACAAGATTTACAGCATTGCTTTGCTTCTCTATATCGGGCTTGTCTTTGCTTTGGGCTAATCCGAGGTGCTTGAAGCTTGAACCTGCTGTTAGAGAAGCCGCCGAAAGATACATAGCCAAAGACTACCCCACCCATTACAACGTAGCCACCGCAGAGAAGGAGACATCCTGTAGGTGGAGGGAAAGCGTAGATGGGCACGGCTCAGTGGGATACTTCCAGTTGACTCCGAAGTTCTTAGACCCAATACTACGCCCACTGTTCCCAGATTACACGAAGCAATACTCCAAAGACCATTTTTATGCATTTGCCTACTACTTAAACACGCTTATACGGAACAACCCCACCCCTCAACTTTGGGTGGTCTATCAGAGATACAACGGCGGGAACTGGGTTATTCAGGAGTGCAGGCGGGCGGGTGCTTGGGAATGGGAGAAATGTCTGCAAAATTGCAGAAGGGGGCAGGTGTGCGTGTGGAAGGTGGGGACAGAATGCAAGCAGTATAGAAGTGCCTGCGAGATAAATTACCAATATTCCTTATTGATATATAGATACGCAGACAAATACCGCCGAGGGGAGGACGGACGGTGGAGATATTGGTAAATGTGGCTATACTTCATTGAAAGAGAAAACGAGAAAGTGGTTATCCTCTCCAACCGTCTGCTGCTTGATATGACAAGAGAAACGCAAGAGGAACTTAAGAAGTTCAACATCAGATATACGCTTTCACACCCCCACGTAGAAGACCTTGAATACGCCAAACGGACATGGAGGAATGGCGGTTATGAGGTTGTGAGTATGGAGTGGCTGGTAAAGGTCGTGAAGGGCTGGCATTGTGGAATAGAAGGGAAGCTAATAGCCCAGCTACTACTGAGGTATGAAGATATATTCAACGACGAGACCACGAGAGAAAGAACAGAAAAAGAAGAAGAAACAGAAAACAAACCACCCAAACCCACCAAACCTCCACCCTTCCAGAAATGGATTTGGAGCAAAAAGAATTTTGCAGAGGGAACGGTGGAGATGATTATAGAAGAAGTGCTAAAGCGAGGGCTGGTCGTGGAGTTCCTAACCTCAGGGCTTGGGCGGGAGCTGATGAACTACTACGGGGAGGCACTGAGGGATCTCGTGAGAAAGAAGATTAGAGAGTTATGAAAGTTTGACAACAATGCGGGACAAACTTAGAAAATCAACAAGCCCAGAGAGGTAGGGTGTCCCACTTTTTTGTCAAATTCTGTCCCAGTCCAAAAGGCCATGAAAAAGTGTCCCATTTTTTTGTCAAAAAAGTTTGCCAAAATTGTGGGACACCCCCAGACTGCAAAATTGCAGAAAACCCGCCCTCCTGAAGTCCTTGATTTTCAAGCGTCCCAGAAAGTCCCGCAATGTCCCCCTATGTCCCGGAACCCGAAAAGGGTGTCCCATTTTTTTGTCAAATTATAACTGGCTTGAGAAAGTCTAAAACCCTCATAAGACTTATTTTAGTTAAACCCTACCTTTTTGAGGGTTCGGCGGTAGAGGGTTTCCCCTCCACCGGGTACCACGGAACCTTCCTTACCCTT